TCAAGCGGCGGGACTGTTCCCGCCAAGCGGCGGCGGGGTCGATCGGTAGAGCATTTCGGTCTTCGCGGCACTCCCGGACGAACTGCCCACCCAATACCCGACCACGCTGGTCGCCATGGCCGCCAGCGTGCCGAGCAGCATGTTGAGAATGGTCTCGCTGCCGGCCGGAAGGGTGCTGGACAAAGCCGCCCACATCACCACCGCGAACGTCACCAGCACCACCAGGCTTACCACCGCCGGCGCCCACTGCACCCGGCTGTGTGCCTGAGCCAGCCCCAGGGTCTGCGCCCGCGCGTCGGCCACGTCGCGCAGCTCGGCGGTGAGCGCGCCGAACTCGGCTTGCCACGCCGCCTCATCCGCCGCCGCCGCGATCTGCGCCAGCTGCACCCGCAGCAGCGCCGTGGCTTGCGGGTCGCGCGCCAGCACCTGTTGCGCCACAGCCTCGTCGGGCGTGCCGGTCGCCGCCTGCACCGCGGCGGAGACGGCGGTTGCGGTGTCGGCGGCTTTCGGGCCGAACAGCCAGCGCGCCAGCTCCGGCGCCAACGAAATCGCCAGCGGGATCAATGGCAGCATCAGTTCGCCTCCATCTGCAAGGATTGATACGGCAACGCACACAGCCGGCGCGCCCAGCCCAGCCCGAACACCCGCCAGCCCGCCAGTCCGGCCATGAACGCCAGGCGCTGCGCCTGGAACTCGGCGCAGATCGCCGCGCCGCCCTGCTCGGCCAGGATCTTCGCCAGCCTGGAACTCGGCGCAGATCGCCGCGCCGCCCTGCTCGGCCAGGATCTTCGCCAGCATCGCCTGGGTCAGCGGCCCGATGGCGCCATCGGGCTCCGCCCCCGCGACACCCTGCAGCCAGCGCGCGGTCCGGCCGACGCCGTTGTTCACGCCGGCGTCGAACACCAGCAGCGCCAGTGGCGGCGGCAGCGTGTCGCAGGCGAGCGGGTCCCAGTAATCCCGCCGATAGATCGCCTGCGCGTCGGCGGGCGTCAGCGCCGCGATGTCCAACATCGGGTAGGCTGCGGCGGAGATCCCCCAGGCGGTGCCGCGCAGCACGCCCTGGCCGACCCGTCCGCCGGTCCAGTTGCCGGGGTCGGCGGCCTCCTTGGACAGGCCGCCCTCATGGCCCAGCACGAACGCGAACGCCCTGTCGAACGCGCTCATGGCCGCGCCGCCCTGGCGCGCGACATCACCACGATGCCGAGCACCCGCTTGACCTCGTCCTGACCATCCTCCAGATGGGCGAGGCGTTCGGTGATCTCGGTCCAGTGCGCCTCGCCGACACGGTCGATGTCGCGGATCGCGAGTTCCAGCGCCGGGATGCGGCGGTCGTGGTCGTTGAGCGTCGCGTGCTGGGCGGCCAGGAACCACACCATCGCGCCGACCTGCGCCACGACGGTCACCACGAATGCCGCGGAGACACGCCGGTCGAGTTGCCAGCCGCCGGAAAACGGGGCCTGGGACAAACTCATTTTCGAGTTCCTTTGGATTGGGGTTGCAGCGCCCCGCCGGTCGCCGCGATGATCCGGCTACGGCAGCCTTGCGGGCGCGGTCACCACTGCACCACCCGCAGCAGCGGGGCGCCGCCAGCGCCGCCCGCGCCGCCCGCGGTCGAGCCGTCGCCGCCGCCGCCGGCAGGCCCCTGGACAGCGTTTCCGCCGCTATTGGTTGAGGCAACCGTGCCGTCGGCGCCCGACCCGCCCAGGTAGGCGATTGTGTTGCCGATTCCGCTGCCGGACGAGCCGGCGGAGCCGCTGCCGGCGCCGGCCGACCCGGCGCTCGCGCCCGATGCGTTGCCGCCAGCGCCGCGATAGCCGGCACTCCCGCCGCTGGCCGCCGAGATGCCGGCGGCGCCCGGTGCCGGCGCCCCGCCGCCGAATGCCGTGTGGCCGTTCCACATTGCGCTGCCGCCCGCTATGCCCGCACTCGCCGCGGCGCCACCCGCAGGGGCGGTGCAAAGCGTCACCGCCCCGCTGCTGAACGATATCGCCGGCCCCTCGATGACCATCGCTTCCGCGGCACTGCCGCCCGCGCCGCCGCTGTAGGCCGTGCCCGCGGTGGCGGTGACGCCGCCCGCGCCCGAGGACCCGCAGCCGATCAGGATGGCGCGGATGTATTTCGCCGCCGGGTTGAGCGTCCAGGCGCCCGACGCGGTGAAGCTGTCCACCTGCAGCACGCCGGAGGTGACGAAGCCCTGGGCCTTCACGAACGCGGTGCTGGCCGCGTTGCTCGAGTTGTCCGTTGCGACGACGGTCGGGATGACCACGGTGCCGGCGCCTGCGGGGTTGAGCAGCAGATTGCCGTTCGCGGCCCCCTCGACCGTCAGCGCCACTGCCCCGACGCCGCCGCGCACCAGCAGGTCGGACGTGCCGGCGCCGGGGCTGTCCGTGCGCAGCACGGTGACGCCGTTGGCGCGCAGGCGGACGCTGCCGGCGCTGCCCTGCGCCACGGCAAACAGATCCACGCTGGTGTCGGTGCCGGTGGCCGCGATGGTCGCGGCGTTGCCCGCAGCCGCTCCGGTGATCGTCGCGTTGTTGGCGCTGCCCGAAACGGTCACGGTGCCGGTGTAGGTCGGGGAAGCCTTTGGCGCGTATGTCGTGGCCGCGGTGGCGGCACTGAGCAGCCCCGTGACTGCTCCGGTGCCTCCGTTGACGGACTGGACGGGAGCCGCCGCCGCCGCCGCCGTGGTGGTGATAAGGCCCGCCGTCGACGTTCCAGCGGTGGGGATCGACGTAGCGGATGCCGCCGTGACCAGGCCCTTTGCGTTGATCGTCAGCGTTGGCACGCTGGTGGAGTTGCCGAACGCCCCTGCGCCGCTGTTCACCGTTGCCAACGTAAGGGATGCGCTACCTCCCCCACTGGAGGTTGCATCGCCGGTGAGCGCAGTGATGCCGCCAGAGGTCGGTGTGTAGCCCAGCGCCGTCGTTACCTGCGACGACGTGATGCCCGTCAGAAAGGCGCCGGTGGCGCTGGTCCAGTCCGTCACGTCCGAGTGCGTGAGCGTGATCGCTCCGGTGCGTGCGGCCACGGAGGAAACAGGCGCGGCAACTAGATACGCCTGGCCTTTGACCCAAGCCGAAGTGACGACGTTGGGGCTGTTGTCGGTGAGCGTGGGGGATGTGCCAAGCGCCACGGTCCCGTTGCCTTTAGGATTGAGCACCAGGTTGATGTTCGCGTCAGTGCCTTCCGCCGTCAGCGCCATGGTGCCGGCGCCGGGCCGCACCAGCAAATCATCGGCCACGGCATTCGGGTTGTCGGTGCGTAGCGTGGTCGAGCCGTTGGCCTGCAGCCGGACGCCGCCGGCGACGCCCTTCGGAGTCACGAAGTAATCGATGTTCGTGTCGCCGCCCTCGGCTATCAGGTTCATCGTGCCTGCGCCGGAGCGGAACAGCACGTCGTCGGTGCCGCCGTTGGCGTCGTCGACGCGCACGACCGTCTGGCCGTTGGCCTGCAGCTTGACGCTGCCGGTGACGCTCTTGGCCTGCAGTTGCAGGTCGACGCTGGCGTCGCTGCCGATCGCCGCCACGCTGACCGGGTTGCCGGCGCCGTTGCTGTAGAGGCGCGGCTCGTTGGCGTCGTTGCCGGCGGCATTCATCGACGGCACCCGCAGCCGCCCGGCGTTTCCGGCCGCATTGTAGAGATACAGCGGCGCCGGCCCTTGCAGGAATGGCGTGCCCTGCACCTGCACGAAGTTGGCCGGGTTGACGCCGCTGTTGGCCACGAACACCGCCGGCGTGCCGTCGCCGGCCGACGTGGCGAAGAACGTGTTTGCCCAAAGGTCGGAGACGGTGACGCGGTTGTTGTAGCCTTCCACGTCGATCGCCGGGCCACCGACGCTGTTGCTGCGCCACTGGTCGATCTGGAACTGGTCGGTGTTGCCGGTGACCAGCATTCCACGGCTGGCCGCGATCACCACGCCACCGCCGGCGGCGAAGTCCTGGTGCTGCGTGGTGACCTTGCCGAACTGGCCACTGATGCCGTTGCCATCCGCCAGGACGGCATACTTGGAGAAGTCGGCGTAGATGCTGTTGGCATACAGCTTCGTGGTGACGCCATTGCCGCCGGTCGTCAGATACAGCGCGTCGCGCGTGCCGAACGTGAAGAGATCGCCGATGAAGATGCCGTCGACGCGCCGCAGGATCACCGTGTCGAGGTTCGCCTCCTGGTAGGCCAGCACGTACGGGCTGGTCGTCGCATAGGTCCAGGCGTGCAAATAGTCGATGCGCGGGATGTCATAGCAGTCGTCGATCTCGACGCCGGCGGTGAAGAACTGGCCCGTCACCTTGCGGATCAGCAGCCGGCCCGAGTTGTCGGCGTAGATGCCGCGGTTGACGCCTGCGAACAGCACGTTGTCGAAGGTGACCTCGCTCAGCGTGTTCAGCACCTTGAATACGTAATCGTAATTGGTCGGCGCCCAGCCGCTCACCTGCGATGGATGGACCTGCGTCACGGCGATGTTGCGCACGATGGCGCCACGCGCGAACGCGCCGGAGAAGGTGAACGGCACGAACCCGGCGGCGTTGATCGTGAGCCAGGTGCCGCTGCCGGAGGTGGGGTTGGCGCCCTCGTTGTAACCTTGGCCCTCGATGGTCGGGGCGCCGATGGTGAACACCACGGCGCTGTTCAGCGCGTAGCTGCCGGCCGGGATCAGGACGACGTTGGCCGTACCCGCGTTGAGCTTGGCGGCGATGAGGCGCAACGCCGGGCCGATGTCGGTGACGCCGTCCGCCACCGCCCCGTAGTCGAGCACGTTGAATACGGCGGCTCGCTGCGGCGCGAATCCCAGGGCGGCGGCGACCTGGCCGGACGTGACGGACGACAGGTAGCCTTGGCTTCTCACCCAGGCCGTCGTCGCCGCCCGGCCGGAGGCGTCGGACGCGCCAGGTGTGGCGAACAGCGGCGCCGGCAGGGTTTGCGCCTGCGCCGGCGTCATGGCGGCAATCAGCAACGCTGCAAGCAGAGGCTTGGTATTTTGCACGGCATTAGCTCCTTCAGGCGATGGAAAGGACGCCGGCGTTGTTCCAGATGGTTCCCGCGCCCAACCCGACGTTGCTGGTCGGCAGCGCAGTCAGCGTCAGCCCCGGCATGACGGCTGGGGCACTCAGCGTCACCACCGCGGCGGTGGCGGAGAGCATAGGTCCGCCGATGCCCCAGGCGATCGACTGCGCACTCCCGAGCAGCACGCCGCAGCCATCGGCGAAGCTCGCCCGGTCCATGCGCAGCCCGTGCGCGAAGCTGCCGCGGAACTCGGCCGGCGCGTGCGGCCAGACGCTGCGGTCGGGCACCGTGCTGCCGCCCACGAACACGCCGCGGCCCTGTGGCGCGATGCTGTTCGGCGCCGCCATGTAGACGGTTTGCGAGCCTGCCGAGTAGCCGCCGGGCTGGCAGGTTCCCGCTACCAGCCCGAGCGTGTCGAGCGGGGTGCCGGCGGCATTGGCCAGCGTGAGCGTGCCGCCGCCGGTGTTGCGGATGACGATGCCGACGCCGTTGTGCGCGTAGCAGGCGACCAGCGCCGGCGCCGCGGTCAACGCCGCGAAGCCGGAACTTAGCCAGCCGGCCGCCGCCAGCGCCGCACGGACCGCCGCCACCACGCCGACGACGCTGCCGTCGCTGCCGACGACCGCCACCACCGGCCCGTGGCTGTTGCCGGCGAGGTCGGTGGCGGAAAGGCTGATCGCGTCGCCGGGGCGGCAGGCCGGCGCGCCGATTTCGCCCATCGCCGTGGCGAACGCCTTGGGCGGGGTCGGCGGCAGGATCGTCGCGGCGGGCAGGCTCAATGCCTGCAGCGTCGTGGCCCCCGCCGGCTGCGACAGCACCAGGCCGCAGGGCTGATCGGGCAGATGCGCCGTCAGCACCAGTTGCCCGGCCGAGGCTACGTCGGCCTTGACCCCTGACAGCCCGGCCGCGTTGATCGCGGCGGCAACGTCGCTGGGCGCGCCAGCGCCGGCAACCGTCACGACGACGCCGTTGACGGTCAGTTGCGCGCCCGCCGCCACGCTGCCGCTGCCGCCGAACACCACCGCCGTGTCGTTGCGCAGCGTCGTGTAGGGTTGCGCCGGGATGCCCAGCGTCGCCAGCGCCGACCCGCCCAGCGTCAGCGTGCCGAGGTCGCCCGGCGCGGTGCCGAACAGCACCAGGCTCGAAACCGCCCCACCCCAGACGGCGACGCTGGCGTTTACATACGGGATGTTGGCCGACCGCACGGCCGCGGCGATCGACGCCAGGTCGCCGTGGCTGCCGTCGGCGTTGAGCGTCAGCGTGACCATGGCCGGGGCCGGCACGCCACCCCCCACGAACGTCACCGCGGGCGCGGCGGAATAGCCCGAACCGGCGTTGCCCAGCGTGACGCCCACCACCGCGCCCCCGACCAGCTTTGCGGTGCCGGTGGCGCCGCTGCCGCCGCCACCGCTGAACACCACGCCGGGCAGGCTGGCGTAGAGACCGCCGCCGCCGTTCACGGTGACGCCGGTGACCACGCCGCCCGCGCCGATATAGGCGGTGGCCGACGCGGTCAGGTCCATGCTGATCGTGAGCGTGCTCGCGCGCGCCACCGCCGCCGGGTTGCCGGCACTGTAGGCGGCCGGGTAGGCGATCCAGCGCCGGTTGATTCCGGCCCCCTCGCTATAGCCGCCGACGCTGCCGTAGGCGTACAGGATATGGCCGCCGTATAGCCCGTTCTGGCCCCACGGGTCCATCGACATGCCCTGCACCGCGGTTCCGATGCCGGACTGGAAGGTCCAGCCATGGTCGGGGCCGTTGTTGACCACGTCGAACTCGGAATGCTCGGCCGAGGCGCTGAGCTGGGCGCGCGAGGCGGTGTCCTCGTCGTAGGTGGCGCCGGTGATGACTTCCCAGTGGCCCCAGCCGGAAGAGTTGTCGAGCAGGTTCGGCCAGGCGTAGATATTCTGCTCGGCGAAGTCGATGCCGCCTGCATACTTCGAATACAGGTTGACGTTGGTGTAGTCGCGAGCCCATGCCACGCGGGCGGCGGCCGAGTTCTGCGGGTTGTTCTCCACCAGTTCGTAGTTGAACGGCAGGTTCCCGGCGACGCCGACGCCCGCGGCATACGGGAAGAACCCGCCTCCGGTCTGAGCAATTCGGAACGGCCCCTGACGCGACTCCACCCGGGCGACGGCCAGGAAGCCCGGACCGCTGAAGCTGGCGCCGTCCTCGAACTCGACCGTGACGGACACTCCGGCGGGCGGGTAGATGATGCCGCTCAGGCGATACACGCCGCGCGGCACGAACAGCCGCGCGGCGCTTCCGGACGGCAGCGTGTTGAGTGCCGCCGAGAACGCCGGCCCGCTGTCGGCGATCCCGGTGGGATCGGCGCCGTAGTCAAGCAGCAGCAGCCGGTCCGCTGCCCGCGCCGCGGCGGTGCGGGCAGTCGTGCCGTGCAACGCGCGCAGGCTGCCGGCAGACAAATCGGCGCCGGCGATGCTGCCGCCGGTGATCGCGACCCCGGAGGCGGATTGCTGCGCCATGCTGCCCGGCGTGTAGCCCAGCGCCGCCGTGACATCGGCGGCGGCGATGGCGGCGCCTGCGGTCACCTGGCCCTTGGCGTTGACCGTGAGCTTGGTGAACACCCCGGGGGTTGCGATGGGCGGCAATGCCAGGGCGATCGGCGAGCTGCCGGAACCCAGCACGTCGCCGGTGAACACCAGCGCCGGCTGGCTCGCGGCGACGAAGGCGGTGGTGGCGATGGCCGCGTTGGCGCTCCCCGCCGCCTGCGTCGGCGCGGTCGGCGTGCCGGTGAAGGATGGGTTCGCGACGGTCGCCAGCACCGCGGTGTCGGCTGCCAGCACGCCCTGGCTCAGCGAAAAGCCGCTGCCCAGGACCACCGCCTCCGGCCCGCCCGGACTGGCGCTGACCCGTCCCAGCAACGCGCCCTGCGCCAGCGTCAGCGCCGATTGCGTTCCCGCCAGCAGCAGGCCGGTGCTGGCGGCAACGCTGAGGCCGCCTTGCACCAGCATCAGCAGATCGTCGTCATTGGTGGAAGTTGCGCTCGGCAACTGCGACACGGTTGGCATCGGGTCGTCTCCGTATTCGGGGTTGCTGCTACTGGGCGACCAGGATCGGGGTCCCGAACTGGTCGGTGACGACGCTGCCGGCCTGCGTGGTGAGCGCCGTCGCGACGGTGGGCGAGGCGGCGGTCGCCAACGGCTGCACCGGCAGCAACACCGCCCGGCTGATGGCCCGTCCGCTCGCGGTGACGATGCTCGCCGTCACCACGTAGGTCGTGCCGGCGACGCCGCCGGAAAACCACAGCACCGCAACCTCGCCGTCGGCCGCCACCACGCCGGGCAACAGCTCACCGGCGGGGAGCACCACGACGGTAACTGCCGTGATCCCGTCGCCTTCGTTGCCGGCCAGCGCCTGGCTGACGTCGATTTCATAGTCGAGCGTGTCGGCAGGGTCCTTTGCCGGCCAGCTAAGCGGCGCGGGCACGGTCAGCGCCGTGCCGCGCGGGGTCGGCAGGAAACCGTCGAGCACGACCCGGCGGGCGGCGCTGGGACGCCAGACATGGGCGAGCGGGGTGAGGGAGGCGGACATGCTGCTGCTCCGATCAATGCGCCGAGGCCGCGGCGACAAGCGCCGCCACCTGCGCCTGCAACGCGGCAAGCTGCGTCTGCACGCCGCCAAGCGTCAGCGCCGGGACGGCGACCGGGGCGGCGGCGGGCAATGCGAAGGTGCCGTCCGACTGCGCCAGCCAACCGACCTGCACCGCGGGGTTGGCCGTCGTCACGTCGACCCACAGGATGCTCGCCTGGAACAGGCCGGCGATCGGCTGGCTGGTGGTGAACAGCTCCATCACCACGCTGGCTTGGACGCGCGCATAGGTGGCCATTGCTCAATACTCCACGATGACGAGGCCGTTGAACCCGTTGCCGCCGGGCGCGCCGTTGCCCAGTCCGCCGGGTTGGTTCACCCCGGCGCCGCCGCCTCCGCCGCCCGGACCCTGGGCGAAGATGCCCTGCACCGCGCCGGACGTGCCACGACCGCCGCCCGGCCCGCCGCCGTCGCCGCCGCGCAGGCCGACCTGGATGGCATCGCTGCCGCAGCCGCCGCCCTCCTGCACGCTGCCGCCGTAGCCCTGGCCGCCGATGCCGCCGGCGCAGGTCGTCATCGCCGTGCCGCCGGCGCCGCCATTGCCGCCCGAGGCGCTGACGTAGTTGCCAAAGCTGCTGCTGCCGCCCGGTGGTCCCTGAACCAGGCCGGTTGGCGCCGTGGCGGCGCCAATGCCGCCGCCGCCCACCGTCACCGGGATGACGCTGCCCGGCGCCAGCCCGCTCAACCAGGCGGTTGCCCGCCCGCCGGCGCCACCGCCGCCACTCGGCAGCACGCTGTGGGTGCCGCCGGCGCCGCCGCCGCCGATCACCGTGGCGCGCAACCGGGTCACGCCCTGCGGCACCATGAAGCTGCCCGATTGGGTGAACACCGTGGCCGCCGCGAAGCCTGGGCGCAGATCGCCGAGCTTGGCCGGGATGACCCGCGTCGGCGCATACGGCACGACGCTGCCGACAGCGAGCGCCGTCTGGCCAGCCTCCAGCACCACCATCGCCAGCCCGGTCCATCCGGCGTCGGGGGCCGGGGCGGCACTGTTGCCGGGCGCGGTGATGCCACCCGGCTTGGCCAGCAGCGCCACGCGCTGCGTCCGCACCGTGGGCTGCGCCACACCGGAGTTGGCTGCGCCGAGATAGGGCTGCGCCGGATTGGCGGCGTTGTAGTAGGGCAGCACGACGGGATTGGCGTCGCTCTCCTGGAACGCCGCCTGGATCAGGTAAGTGATCTCCGACCCTGCGGCGAGCGGTGGCGCCAGCAGCAACGGCACCGCCGCCGTGTTGATGCCCATGCGCACCACGACGTCGGCGCCATCGGCCGGCAGCGAACCGTAGGCGCTCTGGTCCACCGGCCCCAGCGTGGTGATGCTGCCAGGCCCGACGCTGACGGCGAGCGTTGCCGCCACCGCCGTCACGGCCAGCCCGTCGATGGTCGGCAGCGCGCCGATGGCCGCCGCGAGCAGCGCGCCCAGGGCGATCATGGCGTTGCGGTTGCTGTTCAGCAGATCGGTGTCGAGCGGGATGCTGCCCAGATAGACGATGCTGCGGTCCATGGTTGCTCCGAAGAATGGGGTTGAAGCCTGGCAATTCAGGTAATGATGCGCGTCCAGGCGATGCCGGCCGCGGGCATCACGCCGGCGATCGCGACCATGATGTCGGCGTCGCCGACCGGCCCCGCGAGCAGCCCGGCGCCGGCATACTCGATGGCGCCCACGCCGTAGCCGCCGAGCACGCCGCAATAGCCGTCGACCAAGGCGATGCCGACGCCGGCCGGACGATGCACGGTGACGAAGCATTGGAACGGCAGCGCCAGGCTGCCCCAGCGGCCACCCACCCCGTAGCCGCAGGCAATGCCCCAGGCGCCGGTGTCGGCCGGTCGCGCCGGCTCGAACACCGTCGGCGGGCGACCCGTCAACTGCGTGACCTGCGCCACCAGCGCGCCCCGCGTGCCCCGCTCGCGCAGCAGTTCCTGGCGGATGCGCAGCCGCAGCGCGGCATCGCCCTCGCCGCTTCGCCGCGCCACGCGGTTGCCGAACCAGTCGCCGGCAACGAGATCGAGCCACAGATCGGTCGCGGTGCCGAGCCGGGTCTGCGCGCGCGCATAGCCGAGCAGCGCGTGGGCGCCGGCGGCGGCGTTGGCCAGTCCCGCGAGCAGCCCGCCGAGCACCGGCGCGGTGTCCGGGAACCAGCGCGCCGGCAACACGGCGCGCAGCCGCGCCACCATGTCGTCCTGATCCCCTGTGGTCGGCAACTGCGACATCGCTCAGCCCACCGTCACGGCGCCGGCCTTGAGCACGCCGCCGCCGCCCGGCGAGACATCGGCAACGCCCCCGGCCAGCAACACGCCGCCGACGTTCACCACCAGGGCCGAAGCGCCATAGGCAAGTTGCGCCAGGCGGCTGTACGGGAGTCCCACGCTGATCGGCAACGCATCGACGTAGCCGGCAACCGCCGCGGCGACGCGCGCCGCAACGCTGTCGTGAGCACTCGCCGGCAGCACCGTCACGATCATGCTGACCGACACCGGAACCACCGTCGGCGGCCGCACGCCATAGGTGGTGCCGACCGGCCGCACCGCTTCGATCGCCACCGCCGCGGCAGCGATCACGTCCGACGGCGGCGTCCCGCTGCCATCATCGACGGTGACCAGGAAGCTGCCCATGCGCACGCTGCCGTCCGGCGCCACGTTCTCGGCGATGGAGTACGATAAACCCTGGCGCTGCGCCTGGATCGCGGCACCCACCGCAAGCGGCGTGGCCCTCGCACGAGTGTCGAGGAAGCTTTGGAACCGTGCGCGCAGGGCAATGTCGCTCTCGGCGTCGACACCGTTGGCGAGAGGCTGGGCGTTCCCGACCGTGTCGATGCCCGGCAACGCCGCCGCGATCAACGACACCGCCCCGACCTGCACGTTGCCGGCACTGCCGCCGGCCGCCGCCTGCACCGGAACGTTGACGCTGGCGACACCCGCCGGCACCAGGTAGCCGGCCAGCGCCGCACTCCAGGTCGGCTGCGCCACGTCGGGCACGACGATGTAGCTCAGCGATCCGTCCGCGGTGCGCACCACGGTTCCGCTCGGCACCAGGGCCGCGGCATTGGCCACGAAGCGCGCGAACTGCACCTGCCCCGCGGCGGGCAGCGCCGGCAGCCGCAGCAGACCGAAGTCGGCCACCCAGCTGTCGAGGTCGGGGCCGATGCTGGTGGCGGCGCGCGTGGTCTGCAGCAGCAGCATGATGAGCCACTGCAGCCACAGCGCCAGGCTGGCGTTCGCCTCCAGCACCGCCCGCAGCGTGCTGCCGACCGAAAGATCGAGCAGTTGGCGTGCGGCGCCCTGCACGGCCGCGGCGGCGTTGCCCACGATGGTGGGAAAGTCCTGTAATGGCAACTTCATGTTTGGCCTCCAACGCTGAACTGCAAAACCTGCGTGGCGGCGCTTGCGACGTCGGTGTAGCGGATCGCCACATAGACGCTGCCGTCGCCGGCCGCCTGCACATCGACCTGCGGCTCGGGCGTGCGCGCCACCGCGGCCTCGAGGAAAATCTGGCTGCGGATCACGCCGCCGATGCGCGCGGCATCGACCGGAGCGCCGACGAACTGGGCCAGCCCGGCGCCATATCCCGGTTGCCAAAGGTAGTCGCCGGGATTGGTCAACAACCGGCGCAGCACCCGTTGCTGGCCGAGCAGCGCGCCGTCCACGCCGGCAAGGTCGCCGGTCACGCCGTCTTGCAGGTCGGCAGCGAACTGATGCCAGAGATCGGCCATGGAATCCTCCTGTTCAGTCTTGCTGGTTTGGCGTGGAGACGGCGCCGCCCTGCGGATCGTCACGGGTATGCGCGTCGTAATGCCGGCGCAGCCGGTCGAGGCTGCCGTGGCGGTCGTACACGTCGCCCGCGACGCGCAGGTCGCCCTGCATCTGGATGCTGCCGTCGTTGCACAGTTTGATAAAGCTGCCGGTGGCATGGACCAGCCAAAACTCGCCGACCGGAGCCGCCACCGCGCGCGCCTGATCGCTCCAGGCGCGGCCGACAATCACCCCGTGGTCGCTGTCGCCCTCCTGCGCCAGCACCAGCACCTGGTCGCCCGGCGCCGGCGGGCACGCCATGCCCCAACCGGCGCCCACCCAGGCACTGAGCACCGGCAGCCAGCCGGTCACCACGCCCTCCGGCTGCAACGCCACCCGTGCCGCGCTCCGTGCCGGATCGACGCTGGTGACGACGCCGAAGCGGGCCTGCCCGGTGGCGCGGTCGAGGGCCGCGGCGTGCGACTTCATCGCGTTCACGAACCGCTCCATCACAGCACCTCCAGGCCGGGCGAAGCGTTGCGGGCGCGCACCGTCTGATGAAATCCGCGCCGCACGTCGATGCTGCGCGAGACCTCATCGATCCAGTAGTTTTGGTCGAAGTCGCCGCCGGTGCCCTCGACGCTCACCAACATGCGCGCGTCGAGCGACAGCTCGCCGGGCATCTCGGCCACCACCACCCGCTCGTGCCGCGACAGTTGCGCCAGCTTGCGTTGCGCCAGTTGCAGCGCGGCGCCGGGCAGCAGGTCTGGCACCACGAAACTGTAGCGCTGCACCGGCTCCTGCAGGGCCGCTCCGGTAACGCCGCGCCGACTGGCCCGGACAGTTTCGGTGAAGCCCTTCGCCAGCCGGCTGTTCCAGCTTTTCACCACCACCTCGATATCGCGCGCGAGCGTCAATGACCGTTCCAGGTGCAGCGCGGTCACGTTGGCCGGACCGGACGCCGTGGCCCGCGGGCGCAGCACCGCGCCCGGCATCGCCGCCGTGGCCGAGGGCCGGAAATGCAACGTCGAGCCGCGCACCCAGACATCGAAGCCCTCACGCCCCGCCAGTCCCACCAGCAGGTCCCACTCGGTCGTGGCGCGGCTGAACTGGTCGAGCGTGATGTGGTCGTGTTCGAGTTGCCAGTAGCGGCCAACCGGGGTCGTGGTCGCCTGCACGTCGGCGGTGAGGCCATGGTGGCCGGCAAGCAGCGTCGCGACCTCGCTGGAGGTGCGGTTGGCGAACGTCTCCTGCGTGCGCGCCTCGATCAGCGCGGCAGTATGGTCGCGTCCCTCCAGTCGGGCGACCCGTGCCACGGCATCGATGTTGACGCTGTCGACAAGACCTTGCACCAGGCTGGTGAATACCGCGCCCGCGAAGCCGAACTGCACGTCGAGCGTGCAGTTGCCGATGGCGGCCCAGAACGCCGGACCCATCGACGGATCGGCGGACAGCGACAGGCCGACGCTGAACCGATCTGCGCCGTAGTGGTTGGTGTTGACGATGCGGGCCGACAGCGCGCCTTGCACCGGAACGCCGTCTGCCAGCACCAGCAGGCGCGGCGCCCGCACCGCCTCACTGCCTGACAATGCCGCCCCCGGCGCCGGGATCGACCTTCGGCAGCCGCAGCGTCACCAGGCTGCTCAGCGTCGGGTCCGACAGTCCGTTGAGCTGCGCGATCCGCACCCATTGCGTGGCATCGCCCAACCAGTCGAGCGCCACGCGAAACAGCGTGCCGCCAGCGACCGTGACGCTTTGCATGGCTCAGCCTCCCTGGTTCTGCAATATCGCCTGCGCCCGCAGCCCATAGCCGCGCGCCGCCGTCAGTTGCGCCAGCGCGCCGGCGCCGGCGACCGCAGCGGCGACGTCGCCGGCATTTCCCACCGCGAGGCCGGCCCCGACGATGCCTTGCACGATGCCGGAGTTGAGCTGCGTCATCGCCGCGACCTGACCGGCCGGCCCGGACGTTGCCAGCGCCTCGCTCACACCGCCGACATCGACCCCCTGGAACCCGCCAGCGGCGGCGAGGTCGCTCAGCATCTGGCCGCCCAGTCCCGCCACCGCCTGCAGCAACGCCGCGGCATTGTCGGCGAGCACCGTGCAACTGATGCGATAGGGGATCCAGTTGGACCGCTCGTATTGCGCGTGGAACTCGGCCACCACCACGCTGAAGCTGAAGGCGTCCCACGCCAGCGTCCACACCGCGCCTTCGCTGCGCAGCGTGTCCAGCAGCCTCGCCCGCAGCATCGCATCGGGGCCGCTGAAGGCGCCCGTCCAGGTGATCGGCGCGTCGTCCCGTCCCATGGCGTCGAGCACCCGCGCGCCACCCGGAAGGGTGTGAACCACGATGCGCTGATGGCCGCCGAAGCCGATTTTTGCCGGCACCTCGAACGCCTCGAAGACCACCGGGCCGAGCAACAGCACTGACATGCTCAGCGCCCCTGCAACGCGCCGGGCCAGGCGGCGCTCATGGTCGGATCGAATGCCGTGCAGCCGCCCGACGGACCGGACACCGCGCGCGCGAGGGTATCCGACATCCAGTGCCCGACCCGCGCACCGTCCAGAAACACATCGCCATGCGTCGGACCACCCTGCTGGCTCGCACTTTGCGCCCCTTCGGCGCGTGGCAAAGGCGCTAGGCTAGTCAACGATGTTTGCGCAGGCGGCATTGCCGGCGCGGCGAAGCTCTGGGTCCCGGGGTCGGCATCGGGCCACCCGGCCGGTGACGCCGGATCGGGAGGCGCATTTGCGCCAGCGGGGCGGCCGAACCCGGCATCGACCGCTTGGGCCGGCGGCCGGGACGACGTTGCGTCGGTGCCGGAGGCCACGGAGGGAGGTCCGACCGGCGCTGGCGCAAATGCCGCGTAGTCGATCGGCGCCGGCGTCGCGATCGTCCTCGCCGCCGACGCGTCGCCTGGAACGGCATCCGGCGGCGGCGGCGGTGGCGGCGTCGCAGGGCTGACCGGCGACAACGGCAAGCGTTCCGGCGCAGGCGCTGCGGCAACCGGCGGAGTCCACGGCTCAGGCAAGGCGGCAGCCGTGACAGGGGCGGGCGCTGCTGCGGCAACTGGCCGGGCTACCGGCCACGTCGGCGTCCCCGCTACGACGGGCGGCACGAGAGACGACACCGGCACCGCCGCCGGCATGACGGCCTCTCCAGGCAGAACCGTCGCAGGCAAGGGCGCCTGACCTGCCGGTGCGGCATCACGTCCCGGCGTGGCTATCGAGGGCGGCGGCACGAGGCTTGCCGGCATGACGTCCTGCCCCGGCACGGCTGCGGCAGGCAGCTTCACGCCGGTTGGCGGCGTCACCGGCACGTTGGCCGATATTGCCTCCGCGATCTCCGCCGCCGGCTCCTCGGCCGGCTGCTCCGCCACGTCAACAGTGTCGCCGAATGCTTCAGGCGGCCGTATCCCCAGCAGTTTCGGCAGGCTGGCCAAGCCACCCGCCACGGCCCGCGACAACATCGCGATCTCCTCCTCCGCCGCCGCGATGGCCGCCTCGGCGTCGCTCATCAGCAACGCCAGGCCGACCGCGCTCGGCGCATCCACGGCCTCGCCCTGGCCCGCCCCGCCTATTTGCGTCTCGCTCACTTGCCAGGCTCCCAGCGCATTGTTGTGAAGTCGAATTGCCTGCCGTCGAGCGTGCCGAGGGCGATGACCCAGGCGGCACGCTCGTCCTCCGGCAACGAGAAGGCGACGTCGAACGGCACCCCGTTCCGTATCAGGAACAGGCAATCGACCAGATCGGGGTGCCGCGTCAGTTTTTTGCCGCAATCCCCGGCGAGGCAGCGGCGCTCAACGAAGCCGCCACCGCCGCGATGCCGATGTCGCCAAGCCGCGCCACCAGCGCCTCCACCTGCGCTTCCGACGCCGGCGCCGGCACCGGCACGTCGTCGATCGCAGTCACGCTGCAGGCCAGCGTGGCCATGCCCATCCATCCGGCATTGCCGACCAGCGCCGCGCCCGCGGCCTTGAACAGCCGCAGCCGGTCAAGCGCGCCCAGCCGCCGCAGCGCCAGCCGGCGGCCCTGCGCGTCGACCACCGCCGTGATCGCCTCGGCGGCGGCGATCAGGCGTGACGAGGGAGTGTCCATCAGACCCGCTTGCGACGGGCGGCGAAGAACTCCAGCCGCTGCTTCACCGCCGCGTCGCCGCGCCAGCTGCCGGCCTGCGCCAGCTTGAACACCACGCTGTCGAACTGGTAGGTGCTGGTGCTGCCATCGGGTTCGGTCACGTACTGGTACAGCGTCGATTGCGTCAACGGGCCGCCGGCGTAGAACTGCGCCTCCAGCCGCGCCACGAAGTTCTCCGCCGCCGACGACCCACGCTCGAGGTCGAAGGCGCCGTCCCAGCCTTTCGGCAACTCGGCCGCGAGCTGCACGCCGTCGATGCGGTCGACCCGCACCGCCGCCGTGATCTGACGGCACTCGAAGCCTGTGACATGCGACAGGTCGACCCGACCGAACGGGCTGGTCAGAACCAACTGGCAGTCGCGCCCGACCGAAAATGCATTGTTGGCCATTGCGTGTTCCCCTTATGCCGCGAGCGAGCCAGCGGTGGTCGGCAGCGTCTGCCGCTGCACCTGCACGGTCTGGCCGCCCTCCATGTTGACGATGAAGCGCTCGTTGATCGCCTGGTATTGCACCTGCGCGTCGGACTGCACGTAGCCAAGCGAGGTGCGGCCAGCAGGATTGTTCGAGAGGTCGCAGATCACGCTGAACGGCAGGCTGCCGTCGGTGCTGCCCAGCAAGCCCTGCGACAGCATCGCCTGCAGGAACGACAGCTGCGTGGCACGGATGCGCTGGAACAGCCTGGCATTGATGACCTGTCCGACATACTGGCCCATCCCGGCGGCCAGCGTCGCCGCGAGATAGTTGGTCAGCCGCGTATAGTTGTCGCCGTTCGAGGCCGGGCTGCTGCTCGAGTTGTGGCCGCCGCGCACGCCCCAGAACGAGCCGGCCGGCTGCGGGTTGGCGATCAGGTCGACCCCCGCCTGCAGCAGCACCGACAGCTCGGCCGAGGAATACGTGCTCGCCCCGCCGCTGCCCGGCTGACCGGAGCGCTGGCTGGCGACCACGCCATAGAGCGGCTTGTTCAGGCTGCTCTGTTCGGGCGACAAATTGGCCAGCCGGCCCGCGACGAAGCCTTGCGCGCTGACCAGGCGGATCGTCGCGTTGACTTGGTCGCTCCACCACAGCCAGTCGCCGAACATCAGCTTCGTGGCATAGGAATCGAGGCCGGCGGCCTGCATAACCGACACGGCATTGGCGATGGTGTCGCCGGGCGGTCCGGTCAAGATCATGTACACGCCCTCGGACAACCCGAACTGGGCCTGCACCGTCCACTGCGCCGCATCGTCGCTGTCGGCCAACAGGCCGATGCTGCAGCCTTGGCCGCGCAGCGCGTACATCCCGCGCCGCGTCGCGGCATCCACGCCCACCAGCTTCGCGGAAGTCAAGCCGTCGGCGCCGTCGCTGCCCGGTGTGCCGCTGCCAAAACCGATGCCGAACGTTGTCGGCACGACCGAGGTGGTGCCGGCGTTGACCAGCACGATCTGCGACGGGCCACGCTGCGGTCCCTGCCCCAGGTTGACGGCCGCCGCCAGCGCCGCCCAGAACCCTGACCCGGTATCGACGATGTTGTCGAACACCTCGATCGGGCAACCCGGCAGCGACACCGTCAATCGCCAGCTTCCGGCGCGGCTGCCGGTGCCAAGCACGACGCCGATCTGGTTGCCGAGGCTGCCGGTGTACAGCGCGGTGAGCACCACCGCCGTCCCCGGCACCGTCTGCGTCGCGGCGGTGTCGGTGCCGTCGCTCGCACGCACGCAGCGGAAGTTGCTGGCGCCCTGCTGCACTGCGCAAGCCACGTGAGTGCCCATGTCGTATTTGCGCGCCATCAGCGGCCCGAAGCTCGCCGCATAGTCGGACATGGTCGCCACGATCACCGGGCGCCCGACCGGCCCCCAACTGGCGCTTCCGACCATGCCGACCACGTTGGTGGGCACGCCGTTCAGCACCAAGTTCTGCGGCGGCACGATCTGCACGTACAGATCGGGCACCACCAGCGCCGTGGTGTTTATGCTGCCCTGTTGGACAATCGGCATGGCTATTCTCCTTTGCTGGAACTGTTCACGACAGCAGGTTCCGCTGAGCCAATCCCCCGGCCACGATTTGCATGTCACCAAACAGCAGGCTCGGCAGCGTGGTCGTGAGCGTGGTGGCGAAGTCGACGCTGTAGAGCAGGTCGCGGCGATACAGCGCCGCGTCCTGGGCACGGTCGGACGGCAGCGACGCCACGTAGCAGAGCCACCCGGCGCTCCCGTCCGGCAGGCCGATGAAGTCGATCGCCGACAGTGCGCCGTCGATCGCAGCGGCGGCGACGTCGCGCAAGGCCGGCCCAGGGCACCAGCACACCACGCGGACCGCAATGCGCTGCCGCCGCGTCTCGCGCATCCCGGTCTGGTCGGCGACGACGCGGGCAATCAACCGGATCGCGCCCGGCACCAGGATCGTGGCGCCGCTTGCGGCGGCGGCGCGAACCGGCTGCAACACCCGCGCGAGCGCCGACGCCACGCTGGCCGGCGTATCGCCCGCCACCGTGCGGTGCACCGCCGCCACCGCATCGACCAGCACTCCCGCCAGTTGACCGACGTCGGCGCTGCCGGAAAAAATTGCAGCCTGCCACACGACATTCGCGAACAGCGTGACCGCTCGCGGCCGCGCCACGATCCACTCGTCGGGGTAGCGCGTGGTGACGCGCTGCTGGCCCGCCTCGACGCTCACGCTGACCCGCACTCGGCCGGCCAGCAGATCGGCGTCGAGTCCGGCGGCATCGGGCCAGCCGCAATGGATGTGACAGGGCGGCCCGACGACGCTGGCAGCCGCGGTTCCGCGGGGATACAGCACCCCGGCGACAATCGCCGCCAGAGCCCGTTCGACGTCCGACTGATCCGCCATCAGCTTGCCGCCTGGCGCACGTAAAGCCGCCAGCCCAGCTCGGTCAATTCGGCCGCCGCGACCACGCCGGCGCAGCCGAGGTCGTCGGTCAGCAGGTCGCCGCTGCGGATCGCCACATCGGCCAACGCCGGCAGCAGCACGCTCCAGCCGCCAACCCCCGCGTCGCCCGGCAGTTCGGCGCGCTCCATGCCGCTGCCGGCCGCCAGCACGCTCGCCGGCCACCGGCTCAACACCAGCGCCGCCGACGCCCGCTGCAGGCCACCGTAGCCGCTAAGTCCGACCGCGCGCGGCTGCCCCGCACGCATCACGCTCATCACCCGGGTCGCCCGCACGCACAGCACCGGCAGCAGCGGCGCCTGGCTCACGATGAACCAAGTGGCATCGGCCGCTTGTAGGTAATCGCCGGCCCGCGTGTAGCCGGCATCGAACACCCCGGTGTGCAGCGGGTGGCCGTAGCCCATGCCGTGCTGGCGCAGCGGCTCGAAATGTGCCGGCAGCCGCAGCAGCAGGTTGCGCGGGCGGATCGCCGGGCCGCCATCGATCGGCCGGTGCAGCGCGCACGCGGCCCCCAGATGACGGGCCGCGACGCCGTTGCCGTAGCAGATCGCGTCGTTGATGCGGACCCGCTCCATCACACCACCATCACGATGCCGCGCTCGCCCAGCGCCGGGCCGGCGGGAATGCCCAGGAAACCGCACAGGCGGCGGCGCCAGTCGTCGAACAGCGCCGCCCGGTCGCGCGTCTCCTGCGGATTGCGCGTCCACACCGCCGCCTGCTCGGTGTCCAGCCGCGCCGCCGTTGCGGGAATGTCCGCCTCCAGCGACGCCAACTGCACGAGGTAGCCACGCACCACGGCCTCCTCGACGGCGGCCAGGTTCTGCACGCGGTATTCCAGCAACCCGTACGCCTGGAAGAACCGCCAGCCCTGAAACCCCGAAGCGCCGACGCCGTAGGCGGGATAGCCGCAATGACGCCGGATGTCGGTCCGCTCGCTTGCCGAGAAGGCCATGTGTCAGTCTCCCGAGTTGCGCGACCGCCTCACGTTCAGCCCATGTGCTCGACCATCACCGCGCGCTTGAACGCGGAGTTGGTTGCGGTCGGGATGGTGCTCGGGTTGGTGGTGACGTCGGACGGCGTGCAGAAGCCGCCGATCCAGTACCAGCTCTGCGCGATGATCTGCTGCAGCCGGTCGATCGGCTCGCGCGTCACCATCGCCACGTCGTCGATGACGTTGACGATGCTGTCGCCGGGCCGCACGTCCTCGGCTGCCATGCCGGCAAAGTCGCCCTCGATCAGCGCGCCCTGGCCGCAGATGATCGGCCGTCGCACCACGGCCCCGGGGATCGCCGGATGCGGCTGCACGTAGGCCTCGGTCGTCGGCACGAAGCGCAGTCCCAGGAAGTCGTTGACCATGCCGCGCTTGAACACCTGGTTGGCGCTGGTGGCGCCGATGAACAGCTGGCGGAAGTCGTTGTCGGCGAACAGCTGCCGGGCGCTGACCGGGTCGAGATAGCAGTTGAACGCGCCGTCGATCTCCGGCACCGCGTTCAGCCGCAGCGTCGCCACGGCGTTCAGCAGCGTGCCCATGTTGAGCGTGTCGCCGGCCACGATCTGCGCGGTGTTGCCGCGCCCGTTCGGACGCGCCATGGCGCTGGCGGTAGCCGCCGTCGCGGTGTTGCCCGCGGTGCCGTCGGCCACGCTCACCGAGCCGCTGAAGGTCAGCACGCCGCTGACGCCGCCCGGAGCGGTCGCGACGTTCACCAAATCGGCCGCTGCGCCAACCAGCGTGTAGACGTTGGCGCCGACCGTGACGGTCAACGAGTTGGCGCCGCCCACCGGCGCCTGCACGCCGTTCACGAACACCGTGGTGAAGCCGCGGATGTCGTCCACGCTCACCGCCGGCCCGGCCGCGGCGAGGGTGGCGCGCACCCGCGTGTTGCCGCCGAAATACGACGCGAACAACGCATTGCGCGCCAGCTCGTCCAGGCTGCGCGCCGCCTGCTCGCCGTTGATCGCGGCATTCAGCAGGAACTGGTCGGCAATGCCGACGCGGCTGGTCACCATGTTGAGATCGGTGGTGGCGGCGTAGTGGTTGATCGTGATGGTGTACTGCTCGACGCTGAAGCCGCTCGGAGCCAGGCCGTTGTCGAGGTTGGTGTTGCCGCTGGCGGCCAGCGGCGTGGTGACGCTGGGCTTCAGCCCGGCACGGGTCTTGGTCAGCGTCTCGCCGATGCCGACGCTGAACTGCTCGCGGTCGGCGACCGCGCGGTAGCCGAGGCGCGACTGCAAGGCCTGCTGGAACTCGCGCTCCAGGAAGCCCTGTTGGATGATTGCCTGCAGGCTGGCTGGGAAGTTCTGGATGCCCATGCGTAGGTTTCCTGTCGTGAGATTGTCGGTGGTGGGAGTGCCAACGATGAAGGTGTCAGCGGCGGCGCAGCAGCTCGGCCCGCGCCGCGCGCCATTCGTCGTGCGTCATGTCGGTGGCGCGCCGTGTTCCCGGCGTCTGCGCGGGCGGCGCGCTGGCGCCGTGCGACGACGATGCCGCGGGTCCGGCCATGCCGAACAGCCAGGGCTTGGCCCGCTTCATGGTCGCCATCAGCCCGACGCCGCCGACCACTTCGCCAAGGGCGTCGAGCGTCACGTCGCGCGCATCCAGCAGCTTCAAGCCGTCCAGATCGACCATGCCGGCGCGCGCCGCCTCGGCACGCAGCCCGGCCTGCACCAGCGCCACGCGATGCGTGTCCTGCATCTGCGACAGTTGCTGCTCGAGCGCCGCCACCCTGTTGTCGGGACTGGGTTCGTCAGTCATGCGTCCTCCTCTCGTGTGATGCGCGCCAGTTCCGCCGGCACGTCGTCGACGCCATAGACATCGGCAATCGCCTTCACCGCCGTCTCCCGGCTCATGAGGTTCGCCGCTGTCAACGTCTGCAAGGTTTGTGCATCGCGGCTGCGGTCGTCGGCACTCGCCGGGGTCCAGCGCGGCCAGCGCAGCGTGAGCCGCGCGGTCACGTCGAGCGGCGGCACCGTCTCGCCCAGCACTCGCAACGGAAAGGCGTGCGAGGCCCGCACCACCATCGCCGCGAGTTGCAGCAATCCCGCGCCGTAGCTGACGCGCAGCCGGTCGGCGAGCCACAGCAGCCCCTGGTTCATCAGCTCCAGCGCCCGCCCGCTCTGCGCCGCGGACAGCCGGTCGGCGTTGGCGCGGTTGCCGTGCACGCCCTCCAGCGCCAGCTCGCGCAAGGTGCGGACGTAGTCGATGACCGCCTGGGCCGCCGTGCCGTTGATCTCCAGCAGCTTGGCGTCGCCGTTGGCGCCCACCACCAGCGCGTTGCCGCCGCCGCGCACCAGGCTGCCATCCGGCGCCGCCGGCTCGCGGATGAGCAGCAGCGGGTCGGACGAGTATTTCAACCCCCGCCCGGCCTGCGAGAGCTGGTAGTCGATCTCGATGGTGGTCTCGATCGCGCACTGAAAGGTGCAGCTACCATCTGGCTCTTCGCTGCCGCCGGGACCGCCGGGTAGGTTGCGTATCCACACGATCGGCACGAAGCCAAGGCCGTGGCGCACGCTGCGGGCGGGGTCGGGCAGCTTCTCGCAGGGCGGCCCGCCGACCCGTTGCGGCGCAAACCAGGTCTCGCCGTCGGCGTCCCACTGCCGCTCGAACCAGTACAGCGACTGCGGCTCGCATTCGTCGTAGCCGCGGCTCAGCAGCACGCGCCCGGCGACCTTGTAGCGCTCGCTCACCCGCAATAGCCGATCGGGCTCCTGCGGGTCCCACTCGGGCCGCAGGAACCTGGTGTCGAGCACGGCGAAGAACACGCGGCCGCGCAACACCCGCAACCACACCGCGACGCTGCCGACGCTGCCGGTCCGCGCCGCCTCGAGCATGACGGCGTTCAGCGCGGAGTCACGGACCACATCGCCGAGCACGCGGCGGTAGATGTCGAGCCGGCGCACGCGGTCGTCGTAATCGGCATCGCTGCCGATCAGGCTGCAGATCGTCTCGAACATGCTTGCTTCCTGAAAGCGGGCGTCAGCGCCCGACCAAGTTCATCTGCATCCGTCTGGCGCCACGCGATGCGGCGGTCAGCATGGCGAAGGCGCGGGCCAGCGCGTCCACCTGGTCGTCCTTGCGGCCGTGCGGGAAGTCGCGCAGCTCGTCGACGAAGGCCGGGTTCCAGGCGCCCCGGACCATGGTGAGCAGGCCGGCCTCGGTCTGTGCGCTGACCGGCCCGGCGCGGGTGAGCTTGCTGCCGCTCTCGGGGCTGGCCACCACCCGCCAGCCGGCCAGCCGCCCCGAGAGGTAGGCGACCTGCTGCTTGCCGGCCTGCCCAGGGTCCTGCGGCAACCCGACCGCCACCTCCGCCCCATCGGCATGGGCCGCCACCATGATCGCCTGCTCGACCGCCAGCGGGCCGCCGCGCAGCCGCACGACGTCAAGCACGCAGAACCGCCCGTCCTCGCCGCGCATCATCTTCAGCCCGACCGTCCAATCGGGGTCGCCGCCGGCGCCGGCCTCGGTCGCCGCCAGGTCCCAGGCGCGCACCGCGGCGCCACCCGGCGGCGGCTGCTCCAGGGTGGCGATGGTGGCCGGGCGGAACAGCGTGCCGTGCGGCGGGCGAGGTTGTTGCTGGAACAGCGCCGACCACACCCGCTCGCCGACCGCCAACCGCTTGCGCGCCAGCACCGCCGCATCCTCCCAGCCGGGCCACAGCGCCTCGCCCGGCGCGCGGCCGAGCGGGTCGCCCACCTCGGCCAAAGCCGGCAGGCGCAGCACGTCCCAGGGTTCGGCCCCGGCCAGCAGGCGGCCGCCAAGGTCGTCCTCGTGCCACCGGGTCATCACCACGACGATGCGGCCGCGCGGCTTGAGCCGGGGCAGCAGGTCGGCCTGGAACCAGTGCCACAGGCTGTCGCGCAGCGTCTGGCTCTCGGCTTCGGCGTAACTCTTGATGGGGTCGTCGATCAGCACCAGGTCGGCGCGCCGGCCGACGATCGGCCCGCGCACCCCGGCGGCGAAATACTGCCCGCCGCTTTGCGTCCGCCAGCGCCCGGCGGCACGGTCGTCGCGCGCCAGCTCCAACCCTGCCGCGCTGCCGTGCTCGGCCACCAGCGAACGCGCGCTGCGGCCGAAGTGATGCGCCAGCGCCTCGGTGTGGCAGGCGGCGATGATGCTGTGGCGCGGAAAGCGGAGCAGCCACCATGGCGGCAGCACGACGCTGCAGTAGGTCGATTTCGCGCTGCCGGGCGGCATCAGCACCAGCAGCCGCTCGATGCGCCCGGCCGCCACGCCCTCCAGCCGGTCGAGCAGCAGCGCGTGATGCGGGGCCGGCTCGAACGGCGCCAACGTCAGGCGCGCCCACTCGTCCAGTCCGCAAACCTCTGCCTTAGCCTGGACGGGCGACGCCACGAGAGGCGCGGGCAACCTTTTTGTTGCCACGCCGCACCCCGTCAAGTTCGCCTTGCGTCCGACCGGCCTCTCTACGCACGCCGCCGATCATGTCGGAAGATATACAGGAAAGTGGTCCGTTTGGTCAAGGAAAATAATCCAACGCGCTTATGCTATTTTTCCTGCCGTCGCTGCGGCGCGGTATGTCCTTGCGCGCCGCATGGAACCGGGCATTCAAGTTGAAAGTCGAGCACGACAACAGAACAGCAGCCACACCAAAGCCATAATCATCAAGCGATCTTCATGCTGAATTAACAACCGTTTGTGGTATGAAATGTGGCTATCTGCTGCCGCCACATTTGGTTTCACTGCACTGCAATTCGGAACGTCTCAAATGTAATCTGTCGGCACAGGCGGTTTCGGGGTTGATCTTGTCCGCCAGGCTTGATCTTATGACCATCCCTCACGGGATTGCGATGCAGGCGGCAGGTGAGGCAGGCGAGCGGATCAACGGCTATGAAGGATGCACATGATCGCACGGGCAACGCTTGCACTGATGCTGGCCGGACCGGCGCTGATGGGAGGCCTCGTCGTGGCCTCGTATCCCGCCGCCGCCCACAGCCGCAGGCCAACCGTGTCGCCACCTGCCCCGACCCGAGAACGCACCACCCAGGCCGGCCCGCGACGCGGCCGCGCCATGCCGGCCGCCTTCACCCCTCGCCAGACCCGACGCCAGGCGCCCGTCACCGTCGCAATGTTCGACGACGGGCTGGCTTACGACACGCCGCGCGACGCCCAGGGCCGCCCGCTTCCGGAACAGGCTTCGATTTCCAACGCAGTATTCCAAACGGGCACGGCAAGCTGGTACGGCGGCAAGGCGTGGCAGGGCCACCGCATGAGCGACGGCAACCGCTATGACCAGGATCGGCTCACCGCCGCCCATGCCACGCTGCCGTTGGGCAGCAAGGTGCTGGTAACCTTGGTCCACAGCAGCCGGTCGGTGGTCGTCACCATCACCGACCGTCCCGGCACCCGCTCCCGCATCATCGACCTTAGCCGCGGCGCCGCGACGGCGCTCGGGATCACCTCGCAGGGCGTGGCCCAGGTCAGCCTGGCGCCGCCACAGTAAGGCCTACCGGCTTAACGGCCGGACTGAGCCGCATCGATCGCCGCGGCCAGCGCCCGCTCGGTCGCCGCCTCGCTCCAATGTTCTCCTGCCCAGCGAACCCGGTGGGCGCCGTCGTCGCGCACCCGTCCGGCATCGTCCCAGGCCGCTACCATCGCCCGCGCGTATTCGGACGGTTCCGCCGCAGCCAGCAGCAGCGGCGCGTCTTCGAGCCCCTCCGCTGCAATGGGCGTGCAGACACACGGGACGCCATGCGCGAGCGCGCTGACCACCTTGCCCTTTATGCCCGCGCCATAGCGCAGCGGCGCCACCGCCAGCCGCGCCTCCGCCCAACACGCCGCCAAATCTGTGGCGTCCGGCACGATCGCCACTCGCTCGGAGGCGGCATCGCGCAACCAGCCCGGCACATCCCTGCCGACCACGCGCAGCCGCAGCTCAGGCCGCTGCGCCCAAACTCGCGGCATCACCTCCGCCAGCAGCCACGCGGCCGCATCGACGTTCGGGGCATGTCCGAAGCCGCCCAGGAACATGACGTCGCCCTGGGCCATGCCGCGCCGGCCACCCGGAACGGCCCACGGCACAACATGCGCGGCAACCCCGGCCTCAGCCAACAGGGCCGCCTCATAATCAGAGTGAGTGACCACGACGGCGTGGCGGGCGGCGGTCAACTCGGCGGCTTCCAGGCCCTCCGGCACCGGATGGCCGGTGACCGCGAAGCGCCGGCGTGCCCGCAGTCCATGCAGGTCGCCGACGCCATAGAGGACCATCACCCCCGGATTGGCCGCCCGCACCGCCGGCATCCACGCCGTGCTCGCGAGGCGGTGGAGGTAGGCCAGGCGAACCTGTCCGGCATGAGCGGCCAGCGCTGCCTCGACGGCGCCGTGGGCCACCACCGTCACCGCAAACCCGAGTCGCTCCAGCGCCGCGACATGCGACAGCGCCGCTTCGGCACCGGCATCGCGCCCAGCCACCGGCAGCGACTGGTCCACAAACAGCGCCAGCGGCCTGCCGCTGTCCGGCTGCCATCGATGCCGGCGCGAAGCCGCCACACAGACGCCCGCAAACCCCTCCACGGTAACTTCCGCGCCAGGCCGCAGCGGCGGGTCGAACCAAAGCTCGAACGCCTGGCCGCCGACCACGGCCAGGTCGGGGCGGTCCTCGTTGGCCGTGGCGATGCCTGCCGGCGCGCCATCGACCCGGACAGCCAGCCGCGCTCCCGCCGCCGCCCAGCCGGCCACGCCGATGCGGTCGATGCGTTCGAGGTTGCCTATCCGTGCAGCTCGGCAGGGTTCAGCTTGGCCCAGAACAGCAGCATGATGGTCTTCGCATCGGCGATCTCGCCGCGCGCCACCATCTCCAGCGCCGCGTCCAACGTCGGCTCCAGGATCACGATGTCCTCGCCCTCCTCCGCCAAGCCGCCCCCGGAGCCGGTCCGATCGGCCGCGTTGTAGGTCGCGAAGAAGCAGATCACGCGCTCGGTCGTGCTGCCGGGACTGCTGAAGAACTCCAGCACGCGACGCGGTTGCGCCACGCGCACCCCCGCCTCCTCCTCCGCCTCGGCCTTGATCGCCACCTCGGGCGAGCGCCCGCTCTGCTCGTGGTCGTCGATCATCCCGGCCGGCGCCTCGATCGTCCAGCCGAGGCGGGCATCGGGCGCCATCCGCGACGGCGGGTTCACGTAGGCGGGGTAACGGAACTGCTGCACCAGCAGCACGCAACCGCGCTGCGGGTCGAACAGCAGGATCGCGGCGCCATTGCCGTGGTCGTAGGTCTCGCGCTTCAGCCGCGTCCAGCGCCCGTCGCGCCGGCGATAGTCGAACTCGGTCTGCCGCAGCACCGAGAACCCGGTCGCCGCGACCTGCTCGACACCCAAAATCCGCACCCGCTCCTGCTCATCTGCCGCGTCGTTCACGCTTTGCATCGCATCTCCTGATCGAGGCGGTTGAGGATGCGCACGATAGTGTCGATCCCCTCGGCGTGCCAGCGCTGCACCGCACGATGGTCGGCGCCCAGCAAGCCGCCGAGCCGCCGCCAGCTGAACATGTGCCGCTCGGTCGAGGGGCTCACCAACGCCCGCGCCCCGACGATGCGGCGCAGCACGTAGCGGTCGTTGGGGATATGGCCGAGCCAGGCCCAGGCCTCGTCCATGGCGCCGACCTTCGCCGGCGAGGGCATCGGTAGCCGCAGCCGCCGGTCCGGGGTGGTGTCAGCCTCAACACAGGCGGCACGCACCACTTCCAAGGCCGACGTGCGCAGCCGGGTCGATGGGCCGATGTTGGGCAGGCACAGCAGCGTGGTGCCGGCCTCCTCCAGCCGCGCCAGCACATAGGCGGCATTCACCGCGCCGGTACTCACGCCTGCACCGTGGGCCATGCCTGCACTGCGGACCTCTCCACGGAACCCCATCCCGGCCAGCACAACCCCGCCAGGATGGTGCCATCGACCAGCAGGTCCCAGCATTGCGGATCGCCCGCCGGCAGCGGCGCCCGTTGCGGGTCACCGATCAAACCATCCAGCTCCGACTTGGCCATGGCAGCCTCCCCCGACACACCAGAGTTAGTTAGCTGTGATAACTTTTCTGGTCAAGCAGAATAACATTGTTTGGTTAGAAAGACTGACTTACACTCGTCGGCATGGAACAGGTCGCCGCCGGTGCGCGTATCCGTGATGCCCGCCGGGCGCGCGGCATGACCCAGGCCGACCTGGCCGCCGCGATCGGCGTCAGCCGCAGCGCGGTGGCGCAGTGGGAGACCGACCGCGCCGGCCAGGTCACCGTCAACCTCTCCCGCATCGCCTCGGTTCTGGGCGTGCCGGTGGCGCATATCATCGCCGGCGAAGCCACCAGCAACGTGGTGACCGCGGATGGGTCGGAGCTGGCGTTGCTCCGCCTCTACCGCGACTGCAACCCAACCGACCGTCAGCTTCTGCTGCGCACCGCGGTCCGCCTCGCGCGCGGCGCTATCCCTGCGAGCGAGGCTTAG